GAAGCTAATATTCAACACAAACTAGATGTGCTGACTATGAGAGATTCAAATGATAAACCCAAGTTCTACAACGGAAACATCGCAGGAATCAAATACATCCCCAAAGAGTTCGGACGATCCGCATGATCATTCAGATCATTGGATCATACCACTAATAAGAGAGAGAAAAGAAAATGAAACTAACCAAGAAAGAAGTAGGAGTGATCCGTAAGCTATCACGGGAGACCTCCTTACGCCAGAAATATATTGGCGCTTGCTATAACGTATCACAAGCTATGGTATCTTATATTAAAAACGATCAACGTCATCAAGGAGTATAACACATGTTCGAAACAATTTTTATTTTTATGGTAACATTTAGTATGTTAGCAGGTATTACAGAAGGAGTCGTAGTACCCGCAATAGAAAAGACAGTCGAGGTTACAACAGAAGTAGTCGATACTGCAATTGATTATATCGACCCAGAAGAAACTACTGACGAGTAATCTATAACAACACACTATCCTTAGCTCAACTGGATAGAGCAACTGCCTTCTAAGCAGTAGGTTACAGGTTCGAGTCCTGTAGGGTAGGCCAACAAGTAAAGGAAACACTATGACAATATATGCGTGGGACATCGAAGCGAACGGCTTCCAAGATGTAGCGGACACAATATGGGTTTCTGTAATGCGTAACTTAGATACTAAAGAGTTACATATCTTCAGCGATCATGATGATCAGTATCCTAATGTATCTGAATCATTTAAACTATTTGAGAAGGCCACAGGGATTATAGCACATAATGGTATGCGTTATGACCGTGTGGTCTTCGAGAAGGTAATGGGTTACTCTATTGACCGTGATAAAATTATTGATACAGTAATTTATTCTCGGTTAAATGACTTTCATAGAAAGAAAACAGGTAGACGCCATAGTCTTAAGGCTCTTGCTGTACAAGCAGGGGAAGAACAGAAGCTAGATTATGATGGAGGCTTTGATAATTACTCTGCTGAAATGGTAGAGTACTGTGTTGCAGATGTTGATGCAAACATTGCTGTATACTATATGCTTATGCGTGAGTACAGTAATATCATTCAAACTAATCCTAGTTATGATGATGCTATTAACATCGAACATCAAATGGCTTACTGGTCTAGCGAACAAATTAAGAATGGTTGGCAGATAGATGAAGACTTACTTAATAATACTGTAAATAAAATCAAAGAGGAAATGGATGAGATCGAAAACAGAGTTGAGCCCAAGCTCGGTACACTTACAATCACAATCGATAAGGAACCAAAGACAGCTAAATACAAGAAGAACGGAGAATACACCGCAGTATCTGCAAGGCTTATCGGCGACTATCTTGGGCGCTATGTTGATGTGTCTGATTCTCTTTCTAGTAATCCCCCAGTAAAACCGGGAGAAGAGTTTCAACGTAAAGAAACAGTTGAGGCCCGGCTAGGTAATCAAGAACATCTTAAAGAGTTCTTATATACTATGGGTTGGGAACCTACTCAGTGGAACTGGAAGAAGATTAATAACGAGTTTGTTAAGGTTAGCCCTAAGCTAACAACAGATAGTCTCACTAAGCTAGGGGATATCGGTATTGACATTGATCGTTACTTTACTTTGAGAGCTAGACACAGTGTTCTTAACGGTTGGAAAGAACATATCCATGACGGTAGGTTATACGGTGATGTGATCGATATCGGTGCTGCTACAGGCCGACAAACACACAAGATCATTGCTAACATTCCCTCCCCTAAAGCAGCTTATGGCTCAGATATCCGTTCTATGTTTGTCTGTCCAGAAGATAAAGTATTAATCTCAGCTGACGGTGCTGGCTATCAGGCCAGGGTTGTAGCACACTTTGGTAGAGATCAGGAGATGTCAGATGAAATTCTCAAGGGAGATATACACCAGAAAAATGCTGATGCAATTGAATGTACTAGAAATGAAGCTAAGCCTTTCTTCTTTGCCTTTCTATTTGGTGCTGGAGGTAATAAACTAGGTACAATCCTAGGTAGGTCTGCACATGCAGGTAACAAAGCTAAAGATGCTTTCCTAAGACGTTGGCCTGCTCTTGCTAGCTTAACTGAACAAGTAAAGAATGTAGCTCAACAACGAGGTTACTTACGTGGCCTTGATGGTAGACGTATATACACTGATGAAGCGTATAAGGCATTCAACTACTTAATACAAGGTACAGAAGCTATCTTAATGAAGAGAACTATTGTACGAATTAACGAAGCCTTTGAGAAAGAAAATATAGAGGCTAAACAATTATTGTTCTACCATGATGAATGCACATGGGAGATCTCACCTACTGATACTGACAAGGCAGAAGCTATTATACGGAAGTGGTTTGTTAATGCACCTAAAGAATTAGGGGTTACAATCATGGAAGCAGGTGACTGTAAAGTTGGTAAGGATTATTTGGAGGTACACTAATGCCGTATATTACTAAAGAACAGCGAGAAGAGTTATACGATAGAGATCCTGTAAATGCAGGTGAGTTGCAATATCTAATTGCCGTAATGATATCAGATTATATCTCAGATAAAGATCAGTATGAGTATCAAACTCTTAATGATGTAATGGGTGCCCTAGCGGGTGCCCAACAAGAGTTCTATCGAAAGGTAGTAGCTCCGTATGAAGATAAAAAGGAGTTAATTAATGGTCCAGTCTACTAATAACCCTGTGCATGTAGTTACTATATATACAATACCTAACTGTGAATTCTGTGAGAAGTCTAAAAACTTATTGCATTCTAAGTTAAACTATGTTATATACGAGGTCGATATCAGCACAAAACCTACTATGAAACAAAAAGTAAAGGATACTTTGGGTACTACTGTTCCTCAGATTGTAATTGACGGTAATCATATCGGCGGTTACCAAGAGTTACAGGAGCATCTAAGTCAATGGGATTAATAGAAGTATTATACATTCTTATTGGTGTAATCATGTTTCAGGCTTACCAGATCTGGAGACTTGAGGCAAGAATAGAGACTATACTAGAGATAGTAGTAGGAATACACTTAGGTGAAATAGAAATAGAAAGGATTGATGAAGATGGGAATTAATATTTATATTGACGGTGATATCTTAGTATACCAATCTATCTGGGGTGCTAAAAGCACTAAGGATATTAAGAAAAAGATAGATCAAACCATAGCAGGTATAATGGCTGATCTTGAAGGCAGCTCCGGTAAGATTGCTATCAAGGGTAACAATAACTTTCGTAAGAAGATATACGGTCCCTACAAAAGTAATCGTAAGAAAGAGTTAACTGAACAAGAAAAAGAATTCTTTGAATACACCTACAAGTATCTCGAAGATAGTTGGGGTGCTATACCTGCAGAAGGTATGGAAGCCGATGATCTACTAGCTATGTGGAACACTGAAGAGCCGGGAGTTATAGTTAGTATTGATAAGGACCTGCTTCAAGTGCCTGGATTACATTTTAATACTCGTAAGAAAGAGTATGTTAACATGACCGAAGATGATGCTTCTCTTTTGTTACACACTCAAGTATTAATGGGGGATTCAGTAGATAACATACCGGGACTCAAGGGTATTGGTAAGGTTAAAGCAGGCAAGCTTATGGAAAACATTCCTGCTTCTGAACACCTAGCTGTAGTAAAATCTTTTTGGCAAAAGAGTTTCGGTAGAGGTTGGGAAGATAATCTACAGCTTAACATGGATCTTATTTACCTGAAGAGGAGTGCTGATGACCGATATAACATCCGAACAGGAAATAGATTTATTTCTAAGGTACGGGATAGTAGTAGAAAGGGATTGGAGCAATCCAAAGGCATACCAAGCAAACCTACAGAGGAGTTGGGTCTTCGTAACGACTACTGGGGTGACGAAGAGGGAGGCAGTATACAACCTAAAGGAGCATCTAGTAACGGAGACGCCGTGGTTGGCTGCTGAACTGTCTATTGATGATGCGTTCGACCAATATATAATGTTTAAAAAGCTAGGAGTATAGCGATATGGGTAAGATACTTAGAAAGACTTCCTGTGAATCTTGTGGATCAAGTAATAACCGTTGTGAGTATGATGACGGTTCTACTTGGTGCTTCACACCTAACTGTGAAGGTAATAAACGTGCATTTAAAGATAAAGAAGAGGTAAGTAACGTAGTTCCGTTCGAAACATTTCCTTACGGTACCTCTGAAGAAAGAAATATCTCACCTAAAATATGTGAGATGTTTGGTGTTAAGCGTGAGGTATCTTCTTCAGGTGGCACGTCAGCTGTATACTATCCCTACTTTGAGAACAATAAAGTAGTAGGTCACAAGAAAAGATTATTCCCTAAAGACTTTAGAGTAGAAGGTAAGTTGCCTTTAACTCTATTCGGTCAGAATGTATTCCCCGGTACGGGCAAACGTATTGTTATTACCGAGGGCGAAGAAGATACTCTTGCTGTAGCAGAGGCTTACTCTAACTATAGTTCTGGTGTTATATACCCGGTAGTATCTATTCCTTCTGCATCCAACATTAAGGCAGTAGTAGAGAACCGGGATTACTTACGTTCATTCGACGAAGTAATCTTGTTTATAGATACAGATGAAGCAGGGGATATCGCAGTAGATAAGCTTGCTAACGCTATAGGCTTTGATAAGGTTAAAGTAGCTCGTACTAAATACAAAGACGCATCACAAGCTCTGATGGAATCAGGTCACATGGGTGTTTTACGTGGGGTATGGGATGCACAACAATACAGTCCTCAAGGCATTGTTACTGGCGAAGATCTCTGGACTAAGTTAGTAGAGTATAATGATGTTGAGTCATTACCTTATCCTGATTGTTTCTCTGGTCTTAATGAA